GGGTTTTCATTCGATCACATAGGCATGGTCTGCCATTCGTATGTGACCGATGGGAGAATTCAGTATTTGTCAGACTGTACCCATGATTTGGCCGGTAAAACAGTTGAGCTACCTGATTGGCCGTTGGATTCGGAATGACGAAGTGCGATCAGTTGAAATTGGCATCTGGCTTGTTTGCCGCAATTATAGTGGTGATCGGCGGTGGAATATGGCTTGCAAGTTGCGAAGATGATGCTGGCAGTGGCTGCTTGGAATACAGAGTCTGGGTGCGGAATCAACCCATTCTGACTGGAAAGATGATTCAAGTGGTGCCGATACAGCACCGGGAGTGTGTCCGATACAAATAAGGAGGTTCACTATGCGACTAAAACTTTTCGCGCTTCTTCTTTTTCTGCCGTCTTTTTCTCATGCCGTCGATGCAAAACTGATGATCTCTATCCTCGAATGCGAGTCATCTGGCCGATTTGATGCGATTGGCGATGGAGGTCTTTCGCATGGCATTGCCCAGTTTCGCCGCGATACCTTTTATGAGTTGGCAAGCTTGGCAAAAATGAAAGGGATGCGCTGGAAAAATCCGATACACCAAATGCGCGTAATGAATTGGGCATTGGATAACGGGTATGGGCGACGATGGACGTGCTACCGAAAATTAACCAAAACTGGCGAATTTAAAGACGGTTGATCTGCTGGGTTCTAAATAGGTAGCGCGCTCTTAACCGCTTCTTCAATAGCCAGTTCAAATAGTGGGCGCAATTCATCCGTCACATTCTGTGCAATATGCAACCCCGGCTTGGCCCCGATAATCCACCCCTGTGATCGCTCTGTCATCACCCTGAACGTCAAATATGAGCTTCCGCCGGATGATTCTTTCATTTTTACCATCCCGGAATGGTTCTTTGATTCAACAGCACCAAGCTTCCCTCCCCACTGGTACACGTTCTGTGGAACGATTATTGGCGTCCTTGACTTGGTGTTGTATGCATTCAATCCGCTGAGACGGGCTCTTTGCCCAACAACAGAAGACGACTTCATATTCTTCACTGCCGCATAAACGTCCGGCGGCATTGGGTTCGCGTGAGCATCGCTGCCGGGCGTATTGTGCCGCATTGGGATAATCAGGTACCGCGCGCCTTTTGCTGAAATACGAACTCGCGTTGAGGTATCAAGCATCCGCTTCAGGTCTTTTGCCGGACGGCCCGTTTCGATCTCGGCTGCATTCTTGTAGTCAGACCATATTTCTGCCTCGAAAGGGTTGATCGAACGCACCTTGATTGAGGCCGCGTAATCCTGCTTTTCCTGATACCAGACTCCGCGCGCCTTCATGATGCTGTCCGTCCAGCGTTCGTACCCAGCTTGAGCCGTGGCTGCGACCGCTCGCGAAACGCGCATGGCAACTTCATTGCCTGCAATAGTGAGGGCGTGTGCGAGCGGGGCGAGATCGACGGTTATGTTGTAGTTCGGCATGGCATTAGTTTGGCATCACGAAGGTCGTGATTGCAGCATGTAAACATGCCAATCACGTTTATACAACCGATACCCGTTGGAAATGCCCTGCGCATATTCATTACACCGCCGTTCGGCGCGAAGAAATGGCGCTTGCTACGCAATGCAAACGGCATATTTTCTGGATACAACGACCTCGGCGCATCCGTAATCCACGAAGGCAAAGACTTGGTTGTGCTGGATAGTAGCGCGCTCACAAATGGGCAGGTCTATCACTATGGCCTGTTCTGGTTCAATGGCACGACTTGGGCTGCCGAAGGCACTAACTACGCCACACCAAACCCGACAATGGCGCAGCTCGGGCCGGACGTATTGAGTTTGATTCGAGATCGTCTTGATGAAGGCTTGGCGGTATTTGTCGGTCGCGGTGAGTTGCACCATAAGCAGGGGCACATTCAGGTGCTTACTGCGCCGCCGCTATTCGAGGACACGATCTGGCCTGTCGTCACCGTCCATTTGCAATCTGATTCCTCTGCGGAGCGCGCGCTTGGCGAGGATTTCGGTTCTTCAATAAGCGATGCCGGGCTTACCGTTGATTACGAAGGCTGGCTATCCAAATACCAACTATTGATCGTCGTCTGGTGCTTGAACCCGGATGAGAGAAACATTCTGCGCCGTGCCGTCAAGAACCTGCTGATCGCGAATCTCCCTGTCTTCGACAAGGCGGGGATGGTTCAGATTGATGTAACGCAATCCGACACAGAGGATTTCCAGAGTTTCAGTGCGCCGGTCTATCAGACCATGACAACGCTATCTTGCATCGCCCCATCAATCGTTGGTGGAACCGATTATCTGGTGAACATCGGCAGTGTAGTCATGCCACCGGCAGTCGTCTAGCGCCTCGCGCGCCGAGTCGTGACACCAGTATGCTGCAATGAAACTTAACACATCGCAAGGAGCGAAATAATGGCAAAAGAAACCACCCAAAGCACGCCGGTTGATACACCTGTTTCGGCAACTTCTGCCACGGCAGATGCATTCCCTCTGACATTGACCGAATTTTGTACCCGCCTATCGGTATCTGACCGCCGTGTCGAACTGATCGGCGGATTCGAGCACTCCGAGCGCGTGTTGGGCCGAGTGAGTGATTTAGAAGTGAATTTCGCAAAGCGATTTGCTGAATTCGCCAACCAACCAGCTTAATTTAGGAGACTGCTATGGGCGTATTTTTTAACGGTAGATTGTGGGTAAGTCCTGCGACCATGAGCGTCGTTGACGACTCTGGCATGTATAACAAAAACCTGTCCGTCGGCAATGTGCTGGGCGTGATCGGTCGTTCTGTTGGCGGTAAGCCAAACACCCCATTGCGATTTGGTTCTGCATCCGAAGCACGCGCAGCGCTGATCGATGGCGATCTGCTCCGTGCAATCGAAAAAGCTTTTGACCCATCGTCGCAAACAACTGGCCCATCTCAGGTGGTCGCAGTGCGCGTTAATCCGGCCACACAGGCTGCTCTTGCAATCAAGGATGTCGCGGTATCGACCGTGATCGATTTGTTGTCAACTGACTATGGTCTGCATACAAACCAGATCAAGGTAAAGATCGAATCTGGTTCTGTTTCCGGCAAGAAGCTAACTACTCAAGTGGGTAACAGTTATTTCAGCCAAGACAACGTGGCGCGAGATGCATTCAGCGTGTTGTATGGTGGTGCGCAAGTGACCGCAACCATGACTATCAACAACAGCACTCTGACTTTGGCAGCGCCTGCCGGCTCTACTGTTGCGACAATTGATCTTGCCGCCTACGCGACCGTGCAGCAAGTTGTTGACCGCATCAATGCAGTCGCAGACTTCGCGGCTACTGTGCTGGACAATAATGGAGAAAAGCCGACATTGAACGGCTTGGATACCGTAACGGCGCAGAGCGTTAAAACTACCGCCTATACGGCAACTGCTAACCTACAAGCAATTGTGGATTGGTTTAACAGCACTGGCGAGGGTTACGTTACAGCGACACGTGCGGCCAATGCAGGAACGATCCCGGCCAATATCGCATTCACTTACTTGGCCGGTGCAACCGATGGCTCTGTAACCAATACAGAGTGGAGCAATGCATTCACCGTATTGCAAAGTGAAGATGTGCAGTGGGTAGTTCCGGCCAGCAATTCAGCATCAATTCATGCAATGGCAGATGCACATTGCGCGTTTATGTCGAATGTTGCTCGCATGGAGCGTCGTTCGATTGTTGGGGGCGCATCTGGGGACACTGACGATGCTGCCATTGCCGCTGCGAAGGCGTTGAATTCTGATCGCACATCGTATGTGCATCTTGGATTCTATGACTACGACACTACAGGAAAGCTCGTCTTGTTTGAGCCATACATCTTGGCGGCCTTACTGGCGGGTATGTTCTCTGGCGTCAATCCCGGGACAGCCTTGACCAATAAGTCGATCAAGGTTCGCGGACTTGAGCGCAAGTTGCGCAATCCAACAGATACCGACAAGTTGATTCAAGGTGGCGTTCTGTGCGTTGAAGACACTCCAACTGGATACAAGGTCGTTAAGTCGATCACCACATGGCTCAACAACACCAACTACAACCGGGTTGAAGTATCGGTTGGCGTTGCATGTGACTTCGTGGCTCGAAATGTCCGCAATGCGGTTGATGCATTGCGTGGCGCAAAAGGTTCCCCAGCCACATTGTCGGAAGCTGTTTCCCGTGCAGACTCGGCGCTTCGTGCGCTGGCTATGCCGGAACCAATGGGCCCTGGTGTGATTGTTGGGGACAAGGCCAATCCGGCCTACAAGGGATTGACTGCCAGCCTTGAAGGGGACGTGATGCGCATTGAGTTCCAGTGCAGTCCGGTAATTCCTGTGAACTACATTCCTGTTGTGATTCACGCGGTACCTTACTCGGGTAGTGCGAAGGCTTAAATTTTGCTGGTGTGCTGCTGCTTTACGCCCGGTTCGCCGGGCGTTTTTTTTAGCTCTGTATTGGTCGTGACACGAAACTAATTTCGTAAATCGAACAACCCTTCTAAGGAGAGCGGCATGGCTAGTACAAACCAGAATGTAAGAACCGGCAACAGATTCATTGTTAAGTTCGACGGCAAGACTATTGGTCTGTGCCAGTCTGTTGATATGCGCGATGATTATGCGCCCGAACCAGCAAGCGGTATCGGCAACATTCACGCGCAAGAATATGTTCCAACAATGGCGCGACATAACCTGAGCGTTGAGGAAATGGTGCTCAATACTCAGTCCATGCTGGCTGCCGGTATTGCATTTGAAAATGGTGACGATGCATTGAATGCCAATGTATTCGACATCGTTGTAACTGACAAGGACACTGGCGAAGAGCTACGCAAATACACAAGCTGCTCATACGCATCTGGCGGTATTCAAGTCCGCAAGCACGCCATTGTCGTCTCGAATGCGACATTCAATGCCCTCGACGTAACCGGCAAGATCGGCGGCTAAGCCGTGATGCTCTTGATCGGCAAGCTCCCCTTGGACAAACAGGCCCACTTTTACAGCGGCTACTGCCTAGCGCTGTCTGCGGCATTGGTTGCTTCCAATTCATTGCCACATTTAATGTCAGCCGTTTTTGGGCTTGGCGGCGCGGTAGTGGCTGGGATTGGTAAAGAGGTTTACGACAAGCAGCATCCTGATTCACACACGGCGGATATTTACGACCTTATTGCAACGTCGCTAGGCGGCCTGTTGGGTGCTGCTTTTTTCTTTATATTTGGGTGATCTATGGGGCAGTCAGAAAATACTTCAGCAGGGACTAATGGTGATGAAAAGCCGTTCAATCTTTGTCCTCGCTACAACAAGCATGAGTTATCGGAAGAGCAGATAGCGCAAATAGCCGAAGCCGCAGCTCAGCGGGCAGTAGCAATCGCCAGAGACAATTTCTATAAAGATGTCGGCAAGTCGCTAGTTTCAAAGTGGTTCGTACTCATTGGGCTTGGCACTGTGGCCGCCTACGCATGGGCGAGAAAAGTGGGGATTTTCTAATGAGCTATTTCGACAAAGCATTCGAACATGTTCTTGGAATTGAGGGGGGGTATGTAAATGACCCAAAAGACCCCGGCGGTGAAACGAAATACGGAATATGCAAGCGTAGCTATCCATCTGTAGACATCAAGGCGCTGACGATTGAGCAAGCAAAGGCCCTATACAAGCGCGACTATTGGGACAAAGTAAAGGGTGATGAATTGCCATTCCCGATCAACTTGTTCATGTTTGATGCGGCAGTGAATCAAGGTGTAGATCCGGCGATCAAGATGCTACAGGCAGCATTAAGCGTTACTCAAGATGGCGTACTCGGCGTGCAGACATTGAAGGCTGCTGCACAAGCTAAAGGCGGGGAATTGCCGGCGCAGTTTATGGCTGCACGGGCAATGCGCTACATAGGAACCAGAAACTTTGACCGTTATGGCAAGGGCTGGTTCAAGCGGCTATTTGCAATAACTATGGAGGCATGACCATGACTCTAAATCTCTACTCACTGTCAGTTTTTTTGTTGGCATCTCTACTTGGGCTGTGGGCACACTGGCTTAAAAAGCGCGCGCGCAAGGAAGTCACAGGTAAATTCATCGACTATTTGATCGCGGACTATCCGGGCAGATCGCTTGGTACTGGCTTCGTTTTGATGGGCGCTGCGTTCACCGCCGTTCAGACCGGAGCGGCAGACGCAATCGATATGCGCCTGATCTGGGCCACGCTTAAACATGGGAATCTCTACCTGCCTACCTTCAATGCATTGGCCGGAGCATTCACGCTTGGGTGGGCCGTAGATAGCGCAATCAATAAAGGCGAAAAGTGATGACGCCAGAAGACCCTCAAGTCTATTTGGTGCTCGGGGTATTTATATTCGCTTGTGCCGTGCTGGCCATCGCCAGCCACTTTCAATCGCCGCATGGCGGCGGACAGCCGATGGCGAATGATGATCTTGAAAGCCAAGAGGGCTGGAAATGAAGCAATTCCTAATGTTTGCTCTGCTGTTGGCTGGGTGCTCGACCCCTGCGCCAACTCCATTTCGTACTGGGGTCGAAGTATCAGAGCCTAGCGGATGCACGATGGCAAGAGAGCGTGGTGTGAATGTTAAGTACAGACTCAGACATTGATCGTGCGTTCTATAACGTCCTAAATCGTTTTATTTATACACCCGACACAGAGGCCTGGGGCAATGCTGAATATTGGGCATCACCAAAAGAAATGGCGGCCCATGCCGATGCAGATGGCTTCGTGCACGGTGATTGCGACGACTTCGCCATTTTGTGTCGCGATGAACTGAAAAAGTTCGGACTACGCAGCCGCCTAGTATTTTGTTCTGTGGAAACTGGCGAGTTTCACTTGGTCTGCGAAATTGAGGGATGGGTTTTAGATAATCGCCATAAATTCGTCATGTCACGTGACGAACTGCCGTACAAATGGATTTCAATATCTGGGTATGTTGGCGGGGAGCCGTGGCATCTGATTGAACAGGATAAACAATGAAAATTGCGCTATCAATCTGGTTCGTTTTGTTCGCTCAATTCACTTATGCAGAAGATATTAGGTTCTGCGGAATGGTGTATCGAGACAAAATAACGCACGACATCATTCGAAGCACAACACCTGTTTCTGCATTCAAAAAAGAGTGGCCGTGCCCAAACAAGGCGCTCAACCCGGCATCTGCAACTTGTTCTACAGGCTGGCAGGTAGATCACATCATTCCGCTTGATTGTGGGGGATGCGATAGCGCGGCAAATATGCAATGGCTGCCTATTTCGATCAAAACATGCGCATTGCCCTCGCTGTGCAAAGATCGCTGGGAACGCAAAGTGTACTGCGGCAAGCCGACATCTACGATCTACAAATAGGAGGAATGAATGGGACTCATAGACACAATCAAAGCCTACGCATCCGCCATTAAGTTTGCGCTAATTGCGGCGTTAATCGCCGGTGTTGTATTCGGGTGGTGGTATCACGGGCATCAGCGTTACAACGAAGGAAAAGCTGAGGTGCAGGCGCTTTGGGATGCCGACAAAGCTGCACGCAAGATCAAGGCTGATAAACAGGCAGAAGAAACCAAAGCAACTAACCAGGAGCATCAAAATGCGCTCAATAATTCAAAAGCTACGATTCGTGATACTCGCAACAATCTCAACGCTGCTCTTGAGCGGCTGCGAGACCTTCCAGATATGTCAGGGGGAGAAGGTTTGTCAATGGCAGGAGGTGGATGCTCGGCAATGTCCGGCGTGGCCGACCATCCCAGCACAGTTGGTATCAGAATCGAAAAACGAATCGGTAGCTGCGAAGATTCTGGATCAGACCCATGCCACACCAGCCGCGAGTTCTTTGAGCAAGCAATAGGGGATGCGCTGGATAGAAAGGCGACAAGGAAATGGGCTGCCGGACAAGGTATCACTGCACAGTAGGCGTGGTGCAGTGCGCAAACTGCATGGTTTGGCAACGCCCCCACCGCCGCTGTTTTTGGTGCGGCGCATATCTTTAATCAACCTATAGGTTAACAAAATGAGAACTCCATCAGATTCCGACTTCATTATTGCCTTGCCAGATGTTGGCGAATTCACTTTCGCCCGCCGCACGATGGGTGACATGATAAAAATCCGTTCCGCATACCTAAAGCTCATCGGCGAGGACGAAGGCGATTATGAGTTGGAGTTCTTCTGCGGATTTGCGGCTGCGTACCAAGCGTTGATTGTCGCCTGCCCAGAAGGTTGGGAAGATGCTATCGGATTGGACTTGAACAAGCTCGGCGTTTCCAAAGTGCAGGAACTGTCAAGTTTGCTCTCAGAAAAGGAATCCTCTTTTCGTCGAGTCGCGGAAGTCTAGCGCACGAAAAAAGGGAAGAGAACTTTCCACCTCCTATGCTTTCTGGTTCCGGCAAAAATATAACCTCCCACCTTCTGACCCGAGGTATTTGGCGATGATACCGGACGATATTGAAGCCGATTACTGGGCGCATCACTTTGCCGCCAATCCTGTTACCGATAGTGGCGAGGACGAAGAATTCGATACCGACAAGCTGGTGCAGGCAATAGAAGACGGCGAGTGGGAGGACATCATCAATGAGTAACGACATCAAAATCAATGTCAAAGCCGATGCCGACCTTGGTGGGATAAATTCCGCCTTGGCCGAGGCCGCGAAGAGTGCCGAGGTGCTATCCAAAAGCATGAGTGGTGGCGTGCTCAATATCGACACAGATAAATTCAATCAGCAGATCAATCAAACCACGGCTGCGCTGAAAATTCTGCACGAAAAAATCCAAGAGAAAAAACAGATCGGGATTAGTACGGATGTAGCCGAAGCGCAGCTCAAGGAATTAACTCAGAAGAAATCAGACGCTACCAAGATGCTGATCGGGTCACAGCCCGGTAGTGGAGGCAGGACACCGCTAGAGCAGTCTCATCAGCGCGAACAGCGCGAAATAGAGAAGACACAGCAGGCCGCGAAAAAGCTATACCGTGAGATTTCAACCGCCGAAGCTGATGCGATTAACCGCTCAAAGCACAACCTAGATACTGGCCGTAGCCCTTACGCGGCATACTCAAAGCATCACGCAAGTTTCGCCGACTTGATGCAAGACGGTTCACCAGGCGCACGCGAGGCAACCAAGCGCATCATGCAAAATGCTGGATTGCATGAGTCTGGCGTGCGTCCCAAAGGCGGTATGTCATCGCAATACGGCGGAAAGTTGGCTGGGGCTGCAATCGGTATGGCTGGCGGCATGGTTGCTGGCGGTGCAGGCGGCGACGGAATGGCAACAGCAGGTAGTGCGCTGGGCGGCATGGTCGGTAGCGTCTTCGGCCCCGTCGGCAGCATGATCGGCGGTGCTCTTGGTGGGTTGGCTGGAGGCGTTGTCGGTGGCGGGCTGGGTGATGCAAAGGATGAAGCGGTAGGCATAACCGACTTGCGGCATAGCCTCGGGGCTACGACAACTGAATTCAACGTGTTACGAGAATCGACCCGTGCCGCAGCGGCGGGCATGGGAATCACGTACAAAGAATCCATAAATCTTGCCAAACAGTTCTCGCACAATGCCAACACGCTAGGCAAGGACGCCGGCTCTCTTGCCGCTGAAGTCCGGCTTGCGTCCGGGTTCTCTCGTTCGCTTGGCATAGACCCAGCACAGAGCGTGCAGGCGATGAGCACCCTGCGCAATACTCAAGCCACCATGAATGAAGCGGATTCGCGCAAGATGGCGATGACGATTGCCGACGGGATCAACAAGGGCGGCATGAGTAGCAAGGGTGATGAAGTATTGAGCGCGATTGCCAATTTCGCACAAACCACGGCACGTGCCTCACTGCAAGCGCCAAACGTTGGCGGCTATACCGATTTCCTCTCTAACCTTGCGAGCATGAGGGTGCCAGGATTGGACGTGCAAGGATCTGCATCGCTCATGGGCAAGGCCGATTCCAGTATCAGATCACACGGCGATGCGGCAACGGACACATTCAAGCTTGGCGCATACATGACTGCCTTCGGTACTGA